GAACGGTATGGAAATGACAACAGGTACTGCAAATAGCGGTGTAGCTTTTGGTGATATGTCTGGTTATGATTTAACTTTTGTAGGTATGGAAACTATACCATGTTTATTTGTTAACGCATATACTAGCGTACCATTTGACAACTCAGACTTTACTGTAACTGTAACATAATAGTTAATATATTTTAAGAAAAAGGGGCATTTTGCCCTTTTTTTTTGACTTTTTAGTAAATAAAAAACAAATTTTTATATTTTATAGTATGGTAGTAATAAATAAAGGTGTAGCTAATGAATTATTTTTTAATCTAACAAGTAAAAAAAGGTTAGCTAGTTCACCTTTTATATTTATTAAGTTTACCAACGATATGACAAAACAAGACTATTTTGTATACCCTACAGAAGTAGTAAAACCTAGATTTAGTAGTATGAGTTTTACAGAGGGTACGCATATTAGTTTAGGTGCAGAGGGTTTTTATACTTATGTTATATATCAAGTTACAACTAACGATTTAAGTACGCTAACATCGTCAAGAATTATAGAAAGAGGTAAAGCGTTAGTAAAAGATGCAAGTGTAACAGAAGTATCATACACACAATACACACCTACAAGCAACAAAAACACAACAAATAGTAACACACAATATTTAAGCATATAAATTATGGCAACAAAAAATGTAGCAGACTTGCTAAACGAACAACTAGGAAAAAAAGGTACTGTAGAAGTATTTACAACTGCGGCACAAACTAGTAAAGACTTTTACGCTATACATTTTGTAAATGAAAGTGTAATAACAAATTGCACTATAACAGGTGCAACTAATGATAGTAATTTAGATAGTAAAACTATACCTGCGGGTACTGTTATATTTGCACCTTTTACTGCAATAACATTAACTAGTGGTTTAGCAATTGGTTATAATAACTAAGATATGAAATTAGCACTAGGTTTAGGTATAAATCAAAGGGCAGAAAACCTAGAAAGTATGTCTGGGTTTAGTATAGATAGTCTAAGTGGTTTAGTAGCTTGGTATCCTTTTAACACAGGGCATACTTTAGATGGTGATGCCTTAGTAGCTTGGGCAGATGCTAGTGGTAATAGCAGAACACTAACGAACACAGGTGCGACTAATAAACGCCCTACAGTAGAAAGTGGGCGTATAAATTGGGGTGATGTACCTAATAGTTTTATGGATATACAAAATGGCGCTATACCAAATTCTAGGGCATTTAGTTTATTTTTTGTAGTAGAGTTTGCGGTAGCTAATGCAACTGCAATTAGTAGAATTTTGAACGGTAGTAGTAGTAGTAGTAGTACTGATACTTTTACGTGGGCTACTTTAACAAGTACACACCCTAGTCAATTATGGCAATTATTAATGGACGGTTTTGGTGATACAACTACTAGAGTATCTACATCAACAACTAACGGTAATTTAGCTAACAATACTAAAACAATAATACAATGTATCTATGGTGGTGGTAGTACAGACGGTGATAATACATTTAAAATAGATACACAAACAGGTAGCGGCTCGTTAACTAATTGCCTTAGTTTATCTAAAACTAACAGTAACGATGAAACGTTAGATTTTAACGCAGTAGGTTTAAATAGTTCTTCACAATATATACACGGTTATGTTGACGAAATAGTAATATTTAATAGAAAATTGAATACAGAAGAGGCAACAGAAGTAAGGACAGATATGATTAGTAGAAACAATATGTAATGGCTAGAGAAATTTTTACAGGAACACAGGCAGAATGTAACGCAGTTATAGCAAAAGTTAATACCGCACTAGGTTATAGTGGCGGTACAAGTATAGATACACCATACTCCATTGATGCAAGTAATGATATCTACGAAGTAATTGTAATAACAGGCACACAAAAAAATGCACTAGATACAACTGAGCAAAACAAAGTATTAGCAACTAGAAGTTTTGAGAATGAAGATAAAGAACGTGCCAAACTATTAGCTAAAATTGAAGAGGCAGATAGCAATTATAAAAAAATAACTAGGATAGATTTAAGTATACCACGAGGTGCAGTTTTAGCAGATGGCGGTGGTACTTGTGACGTTTCTGCACGTGTTACACCTACTGATGCTACAGATAAAACCGTTTTTCATTGGAGTATAGATAATAGTAGCTATGCAACATTACAAAATACTACAGGTAGCGTTTGTACTATAACGTCAGGTAATAGAACAAGAGGCAGAACAGTTACTATAAAATGCAATACAACAGATGGTAGTAGGGTATTTGGTACAATTCAATTAACTATACAATAATGAAAGAAAGACTAATAAACGTAAATCTTACAAACGAAGTACAACCTAAAAGCGTTGAAATAAATGGCGTAGATTGGATTGGTTATGGTGACGGTGAATATAAAAACAACTACCCTCAGTACATTATAGATTTATATAACAATAGTGCAACAAATTCTGCTATTATAAACGCTACTGCATCAATGATTGCAGGCGATGATTTTTTAGTAGAGGAAACAGACGATTTACAACAGTTTGTAGCTTTAAAAAAATTGTTATCCGCAGTAAACAGTAAAGAAAGCGCACACGAATTATTTGTAAAGTTAGCATTTGATTTAAAACTACAAGGTGCATACGCTATTAATGTTATATGGAGTAAAGACAAAACTAAAATAGCAGAGTTACACCATGTACCTGTTGAACAAGTTAGAATAGGTACACCTGACGAAGATGGTAAAGTACCTTGTTATTTTATTAGTACAGATTGGGCACAATATCGTAAAAAAGAATATGCACCAAAACATATAATGCCCTTTAATATGATGGATAGAAGTGAGGGTAGCCAATTGCTTTATAGCGGTTTATATTCGCCTGCTATGGAATTGTACCACACACCTGACTATGTAGCAAGTACTAATTGGATACAAATAGATAATTTGACATCTGACTATCATTTAAACAATATAAGTAACGGTTTTAGTGCTTCATATTTTGTGAATTTTACGTCAGGCATTCCATCAAGAGAGGAAAGGGTACAAATAGAAAAACAACTAGCAAAGAAATTCACAGGCACGAATAATAGCGGCAAGTTCGTTTTAACTTTTAGCGATGACGCTAATAGTAAACCTGAGATTATACCTATACAAGTATCTGATGCAGATAAACAATATCAAACACTTAACGAGTTGTGTATTCAGAATATAATGATTGGGCATAGAGTAACAAGTCCTATGTTGTTAGGTGTAAAAACAGAGGGGCAATTAGGTGGGCGTACAGAATTACTACAAGCCTATGAGTTGTATATGAATACAGTTATAAAACCATTTCAAAACAATCTTTTAAAGACTTTTAAGAAACTTTTAGCAATAAATGGTGTAACTATACCTATAGGCATAAAAGATGTTAAGCCGTTAAATTCTATGTTTGATGCAGATACACTAAAAGATGTGTTAACACAAGATGAAATTAGAGAGGAATTAGGTTACTCACCGTTACAAGACGATGAAGAAGTAGTATCAGAAGAATTAGAATTAAATACATGTTGTAATCATAAGTTTGCAGAAGATGTAGATTTTGACAAAGTACTAGAGGAATATGGCGAGTATGAAGATACAGAAAATTGGCAACTTATAGACGAAGATGATGCAGAGGGTGAACACGAAGATTTTGATTTTGAGTATAACCTACAAAAAATAGAATTAGCTAGAACAGGTAGAGCATACCCTAATGCCAGATCAGAACAAGACGGACAAAGCACACAAGAGCATAAAAGCAAGTTTAGAGTGCGATATGTATACAATGAAGATAGAGCGCTAACTAGAACAAGTGGTAAAACAAGAACATTTTGTGATGCTATGATGAGAGCCGCAAATAGTGGTAAGGTTTATAGAAAAGAGGATATACTGCGTATGCAAACAAACGGTATAAATAGAGAGTGGGCAAGAAAAGGCGACAGTAGTTATTCTATATGGAAGTATAAAGGAGGCGGTAATTGCCATCATAGATTTTATAGAAGAATATATTTACAGGCAGGTGAAAAGCCTAGTAGTGTAGATGCTATAGTAACTACAACTAAAGCAAGAAGTATGGGTTTTAAACCAGAAGTAAACCCACAGGAAGTACCTGTAGCACCTAAGCGTATGCCAAAAAATGGATTTGTAACTAAAAAAGGATATTAAAGATGGCTGTTTTATTTGTAAGCGAAGATACTATAAAAAAATCTACTACTATTAACGGTAATGTAGATGTAGAATTATTACTACCATATATAAAGGTAGCACAAGACATACATATACACCAATTATTAGGCACAGATTTATACGATAAAATAGCTAACGACATATCTACATCTTCTTTAGGTGGCAACTATAAAACATTTACAGACGAATATATACAACCTGTACTTATACACTATAGTTTATATGAGTGTTTGCCTTTTTTGTCTTATAAAATTATGAATAAGGATATAGTGCGTAAAATATCTGAAACTAGCACACCTGCCGATTTAGAAGATATAAAATATATGCGTGAAATAGTAAAAAATACTGCGGAATATTATAGCACTAGACTAGTAGATTATTTGTGTAACAACAATCATTTATTCCCAGAATACAACACAAACAGTAACGGTGATTTAGCACCTACAAAAGATACCTATTTTAGTGGTATAGTATTAGACAGGTATGAGCAAAAAAATAAATTAACATTAAGAAGTTTTTTAGATGCGAGTTTTGACATATAAAGTAAAAAAGGAAAACATAAAAAAACTAAAAAGCTATTTACAAAAGCAAGAAGATGAGAAACCTAATAATGCAAAACGCAGATGTACTAGGGTTAAATAGTATAACACTAGCTATTAGTTTTACACAAGTTGAACAAGTATTACAAATTGCTTTACTTGTAGTATCTATTATATATACTGTAGATAGATTTTTATATTATAGAAACAAGCGTAAATAATGGCTAAAAAATTTATAACAAGTTTTATACCTAAGTCTAAAGTAAAAAGGCGTAAGCATAGCAAAAATGCTAGTAAAGGGCAGAGTGGCTACAAGAAAAAATACAAAGGGCAGGGCAGATGATACAAAAAGACTTTACAATTAGCATAGGTAATATTATATGGATAATAGGTATAATATTTACTATGGGTATTGCATATAGTCAAATAGGGCAACTAGACGAAGATATACAAGTACTAGAGCAAAGGTTAGAAAAAAAAATAAAGATTATAAACGAGTGCGAAGATAGGATAGTAGAGTTAGAAAAAGATATAGCAAAACTAAGCACCTGTAAAAAAAGATAACAATGGAAGATATACTAAAACTTATAGAAAATTACGGTTTATCAGTAGTGTTGTTGTGTGGTAGTTTATATGCTTTGTATAGATTTTTCTTTTTTAGTATTCATGAGGTTAAAAATACATTTTCAAAGCATCACGAAAAAAATGCAGAGAATATGCAAGAAATTAAAAAAAAGATAGACATTATTTTAGAATTTATAAAACAAAAAAAATGACAACATTTATATGCAAATTAGTACACTTACTAAGTTTTGAAAAAGTTTGTTTTAACAAATGCAATAACAGAAATTGTCAATAATACAAGAAAAAAACAAATTATTTTATTAACTAAATTGTGTTAAAATTGTTATCTAGTAATTTTATTGTATTGCAACATCTCAACTTTTTAATGTTACGATATGCTAGCTAGTGTAAAGTTGCTTAAACACGCTATAAATAGGCTTAAAAACGATTTTGACAAAAACAAGTAAAACACAAAAAAAATCAAAAAAACGCTTATGTTAAACTATTTTAACTTTGATGAATTTGCAAGTCCAGACGATGCAAATAGTGGTTTACCAACATCTGACGGTGGTAAAATGTGTATAGATTTTTTACACAAATTAGACGAGATACGACATATTTACGGCAAGCCTATAAAAATAAATAGTGCCTACAGAACGCCTGCACATAATTTAAAAGTAGGTGGACGAGTTGGTAGTAGTCACGCAAAAGTGCCTTGTAGAGCCGTAGATATACATTGTAATAATAGTGCAGATAGAAGTGAATTAATTAGCGCAATAATAAAAGTAGGTTTAGGTAGACGCTTAGGTATAGCTAAGACATTTATACATCTAGACAATGACAATGATAAACCAAATGCAGTATGGCTATATTAAAAAAAATATTTAGTGCAGGTGCTACTGATTTAGTAAATAGTGTTGGTAATGCTATTGATAAAATACATACTAGCGCAGAAGAAAAAGAATTAATAAAAGCAGAGATAAACAAACAAATACAACACTTTGAGCATAATATACAAAAGGAAGTAACAAAGCGTTGGGAGTCAGACAATGCACAGAGTAGTTGGTTACCACGAAACATACGCCCATTATCTTTAGCTTTTTTACTACTAGTACTTACTATATTTACACTCATAGACTTTGGCTATAGTGACTTACAACTAAACAGTAGTATGGTTGATTTATGGAGTATGTTAGCAATAACCGCTTTTGGTGCATACTTTGGTGGGCGTAGTTATGAAAAAATAAAAAATGCCGAATAATAGATATAGACTAAAACCAGACGAAGAACAATTACTACAAGATTATCGTAGACATAAACAGAACGGTAATGCTAAACCTATAGTAACAAACAAGTATAACACAAGTGGTATACATATAGTTAGTGGTTGCCATCATGTGCCTGCACACAATAAACAATTGTTTAATGGTTTACTCAATTTATGTGAGGATTTAGGTAGTGACATAGTTGGTTTTCATCTTATAGGTGACTTTTTAGATATGGCTAGTATATCAAGACATAGTAGTGGTTTAAAAGGTACTACAACACTAACAAAAGAATATAAAGCAGGTAACGATGCGTTAGATATGATAGATAGCGTATTAGACGATAATGTACACAAAACATATATATGGGGTAATCATGAAGATTGGTATAACCAATATATGAGTAAGATAGACAACGCTAAATTAGGCAAAGGTGTAATAAAATCGCCAACAGAGGCACTAGCATTACACAGTAGAAACTACGATGTGTATGAGGATTGGAAAGAAGATAAAGTAACTATAGGTAGGCATTTAGATTTAATACACGGTATATACTGTAATATACATAGTGCTAAAAAACATATTGATACATTTAGACATAGCGTTATGTTTGCACATACTCATAGAGTACAAACATTTATAGAAGGTAATGTAGGTGGTTTTAACATAGGTACTATGTGTGATCTGGATAGTAAAGCGTTTAGTTACGCATCTAGAGCTATTAAAGCTAAATGGAATAATGGTTTTGCTATAGTACACATAGACGAGAACGGTAGATATTATGTAACACAAATACTAGCTTTTGAAGATACATTTTATTATAATGGCAAAAGGTACTAAGCTACTCAAACTTAGTTAGTTACACTATCTGTGTAACAACAAAATAACACAAACAAGAATAACACACTATTATATATGTTATTAACATAGTTATTGTTAATAAGTTATATACTACATTTTGTTAATAAATAAAATTATTGTATGTTTGTCTTGTGTTTGCAATTAAGCAACACATTAAAACTAAAACAATG